TCTCTAGCGCTGCGATAATTGTGGAAGTAGTTTTTCCTAACCCCATATCGTCAGCTAAGATAAATCTTTTTGACCCCGCTAATTTTTCGATCGCAGTTTTCTGATGATCAAGCGGAGGACGATGTGAATACTTCGAATAATCAATAGAAACAGATTTGACATTGTGTGTTTTAATTAATGCTGATTTAGGAATCCAAAACTCAGATAAAGAATCTTTTTCAAAAAACTTCCCCCAAATATGATAAGATTTTTCTTTCTCCACAAGTAATTTCTCAATAAAAATTTGTTCGGGAGTTTGTATTAGATATTTTTCTTCCGCAAACTTTTTAGCGAAGTAGGTGTCAAGCTCAACCCATTTTCTTGCAACTTTAGGAACTGAGTCGAAATAATTTACAATATAGTCTGCCTGACTTCTTGTAGGGTAAAACTTTTTAGATGATTCTTTTTTTTGTTTTAGGAACAATATATAGTTATTTGCACCACTATATGAGTCGAGTAATTCGATTGCTTTATGTTCAACTAAAGACGATGAGTTTTCCAAATTTAGTCTTTTACTAAAAATAACAATAAAATTAATATTTATCAATAAAATAGTGTTTTATGCAAAATAATGTTCCTATAACTAGACTTGGTAAATTTTTTGGGGATCGTGATTTTGAACTCGAAATCGGTATGGGGCAAGAGTGGTTAATTGGTGATATGAACTACACTTGTGTTCTATATAAAATAGATAGAAATAAAATAAAAACCGATGATGTTTATGGTGAGGTCGTTGAAGATGGTATTAAATTTTTACCTCCTGTAGAATTTAATGCTCAAGTAACAGTTGCGGCTCCTGAAAATAAACTGATTGGTAGTACGAGAATGGATCAATTTGAGCCAGGTAATATTACTATTTCAGTATATCTTAAAACATTGAATGATTTAGAAATCGATATAGATTTTGGTGATTATATTGGTTACTATGATAGTGAAAACTTTGTTAGATATTATACAGTGGTTAATGACGGTCGTGTTGTATCTGACACAAAACATACATATAAAGGGTTCAAACCCTTTTACAGAACCATAATCGCGGCTCCTGTTGGACCGAATGAATTTAGAGGATTATAATGGCATTACCAAAACAAGTTAAACCGACATTACCGTTAACTTATCCTAAAACTTTGTTACCAAGAAGGGAACAGATTAAGGATATGATAACTAAGGATGGAACTTATTTACCTAAGTCGTTACTTCATGCCGATTTGGATAAAGGTTTTTTGGAATTTGTTAAAGATAAATTTAATATTGTTTCTGAAGGTAAAAGAATTCCTGTTGTGGATATCATTATCACAACTCAAAACTGGTCTCAGTTTGTTGAGACATGGGATTTCCAAAATATAGATAAGAATATTGAGCCACCATTCCTAACTATAATCAGAAATCCTGAAGTTAAATATGGTAACAACCCTGCGGTTATGTATAACATACCAAACAGAAGAATGTATTACTATATGGAAGTTCCTACATGGGATGGGAATAGGGTTGGTGCTGACATTTATAAAATACCACAACCTGTACCTGTAGATTTAAAATATACAGTTGCAATAGTTTGTAATAGAATGAGAGAAGTTAATACTCTTAATCAAAGAGTTATGGAAACTTTTGCATCAAGACAAGCTTATCAAGTTATTAATGGTCATTATATCCCAATTATAAATGATGGGTTTACAGATGAGTCCTCATTGGATTTGGAAAAAAGAAAGTACTATATCCAAAAGTACGACTTCACTATGATGGGGTTTTTAATTGATGAAGATCAGTTTGAGGTGACTCCTGCAATCTCAAGAACATTTACCGTAATTGAGGTTGATCAGAGAACAAGAAAGAAAAAACAAAAAAAGGAACAACCAATACAACCCGAAAGTATCATATTCAATTACCCAAATAGTGCAACAACAAATGAATATTATTTTGAGTATACCTGTGATTTGAACTTTGAATCAAGTACGAATGTCGATCAGTATTCCGTATACATTAACGATGATTATTATGGTGATGATGTTACTTTAATTCAAGTTAATAATGGTGATACTATTAGAATTGATATTATTGGGGGAAGTACATCGCAAACTCCTGAATTGATATTTACACAAAAGTTAATTTAATTCTCTCCGTAGATATCCTTTTTTTCAGTACATTTTTCCATAATTAGACTTTCTAAAAACCTGTACATTTTAATTCCTCGTTTATCACAATATTTCTTTAAGACTTCGTGAACTTCGGAGTCAATCTTAAGGTTTTTTATCTTCTTGTTATCTTTAGCCATAGGGGTAGAAAAAAGGCAGAATAAATTCTTACCAAAATATAAATACTTTTTTTATTGTAAAGTTTTTACTAAAACAGGTAATATTTATAAGAAAAATAAATTATTTAATAAGAATAAAATAACTATGGCTACTAATAGTAAAGTTTTTGTCTCACCTGGAGTTTATACATCAGAAGTTGATTTAAGTTTCGTAGCTCAAAGTGTTGGTGTAACAACATTAGGTATTGTGGGTGAAACACTCATAGGACCTGCATTTGAGCCTATATTCATCACCAACTTTGATGAATTCCAAACAGTATTCGGGGGAACATCACCAGAAAAATTTATAAACACGCAAATTCCAAAATATGAAGCGTCTTATATTGCACAAGCATATTTACAACAATCAAATCAACTTTTTGTAACAAGAATATTAGGTTTGTCAGGTTATGATGCAGGACCATCTTGGTCTGTAACTACAACCGCAAATGTTGACCCAACAACTGTTGGTATTTATTGTCTTCAAGAAGTACAAGATGTGAATTCATGTGATATAATCTGTGCGGATCCTAAAGAACTATTATTTTATGTTGACTTCTCAGGTTGTACTAATGATGTTGCATCTATCGAATATTTAAATCAGTTCCCTGACGAAATTCAAAATATACTATTCACTCAATATGAGCAGGCAGATGGTGGCACATCAACATTAGATACTCAAGTAAGAGATTTAATTTTCGGTGTTATCACATCAACAAACCCATTTGCTGCTGAAGGTGAAGACATTTATTACTACGGGTCTGTACCTACAGCTGACTACGATATCTTATCAGGTGCAGGATTTACAAACGAAACTAATGTTTACCAAGTACCTTCAGTTTCATTAAATGATACTGATTTAACCTCATCTTTAAATGATGCTTGGTACTACTCACAATTTGAAAATATTGGAAGCTACGAGTACTCAGGTTTCTCTTGGTTTAACTATGTTACAGGTTTAACATTAACCCCAATTACAACTACGACTACATCAAGTACAACAACAACAACTACAAGTCCTTGTGTTACTCCAGTTCCATCAACAACTACAACAACAACTACAACTCCACCTGTTAATTGTTATACAGGTACTTTAGTTGGTAAGATTTACTATTATACAGGTAATTCATACAGTGATTATGATAATATTGTTGTCGGTACTCTAAGATCTAGAGGTGTTGCAACTTATACAACTGCAACTAACCCAACTTATTCTGTTACAGGATTAACAGATGTTAATTTAAATATGACAGGTCAGTACTCAACTGTACTTAAAAATCCATTTGCAACTTTTGGTGTTACAGTACAAGATAAGTTTGGTACTAACTATAGTTTTGAAACTTCATTTACACAAAACGATCCTGAGTATTGGACAAAAGTATTCGGTGTCACAAACTTCCAAAAACCAAGAATTGAGGTTCCGGTATTTGCAGAAGAAAACTTCCAATCATGGTTGAACTATTCTTGGAAAAAAGGTTACATTAGAGGTTTGAATCCTGACTTAGTTAGATTAGATTCTGCACAAAGTGGTGATTTAGATTCTATTGGTTGGTACTTAAACAAATGGCAAACACCAGCATCTCCTTTTGTTGTATCTGAGTTGAGAGGTAATAAAGTTTACGATCTATTTAGATTCTATACAATCTCTGATGGTGACGGGGCAAACACATTACTTAAAGTTTCTATTGTAAATCAAACTTATAATAATCTTACATTTGATATATTGATTCGCGATTACTTTGATACTGATGCAAATCCTGTAGTTCTTGAGAAGTTCACAAACTGTACAATGGATCCGGGACAAAATAACTTTGTTGGAAATAAAATTGGTACATTAGACGGTGAGTATATCTTGAACTCTAAGTATGTAATGGTTGAAATGTCAGAGGACGCTCCGATAGACGCACTTCCTTGTGGATTTAATGGGTTCAACTTTAGAAATTATGCAGGAGCACAATCACCATTCCCAATTATTAAAGGTAAATACGACTTCCCTGGTGAAACTATTTGGAACCCTCCATTTGCACTTTCTTCAGGGGCAATATCTAGTACTCTAAGTTCAGGTGATAATGTTAGAAGAACTTATTTAGGTATTTCTAACTCTTATGGATGGGATCCGGCATACTTCGAATATGTTGGTAAGAGAAATCCAAATAACACTTGTGATATTGAAGGTATTGATTGGAATTATAGATCTGCAGGTTTCCACATGGATGTAAATGCTAGTGGATTAACAATCGGACCTGGTTTCTCAACAGCGGGTGATCCAAGATTTATCTGTGGTAACTCACCATTTATCACTGAACCTGAATTACCAACAAATGTATATTACAGATTATTCGCTCGTAAATTTACTTTATTAGTACAAGGTGGATTTGACGGATGGGATATCTACAGAGAATATAGAACTAACGACGATAGATTCCAAATCGGTAGATCAGGATTCCTTAACGGAGCGTGTCCATCAACAAGATATCCAAACGCAGTTGGTTGGGGGGCATTTAAAGAAATTTCTTTGGGTGACGGTACTCAAGATTTTGCAAATACTGACTACTACGCTTATTTATTAGGTCAACAAACATTCGCAAACCCTGAAGCAACAAACATCAATGTTTTTGTAACACCAGGTATTGATTATGTGAATAACAGTAACTTAGTTGAAGCAGCGGTTGAGATGATTGAATTTAATAGAGCTGACTCATTATATGTTTGTACAACACCTGATGTTGATCTATTTGTACCAACAACAACTGTTGGTGACATCTTTATCTATCCGACTGAAGCAGTTGACAACTTAGAAAATACAGGTATCGACTCTAACTACACCGCTACTTACTATCCGTGGGTATTAACAAGAGATAGTGTAAATAACACACAAATCTACATCCCACCAACAGCTCAAGTAACGAGAAACTTAGCGTTGACAGATAACATCGCATTCCCTTGGTTCGCTGCGGCGGGTTACACTCGTGGTATTGTTAACTGTATTAAAGCTCGTAAAAAATTGACTCAAGAAGACAGAGACATACTTTACACAGGTAGAATCAACCCAATTGCAACCTTCTCAGATGTGGGTACCGTAATTTGGGGTAACAAAACTCTACAAGTAAGAGAATCTGCACTTGATAGAATCAATGTTAGAAGATTGTTATTACAAGCTCGTAAATTGATTTCAGCGGTATCAGTAAGATTGTTGTTCGAACAAAACGACGCACAAGTAAGACAAGACTTCTTAAATGCAGTTAACCCAATCTTAGATTCAATTAGAAGAGACCGTGGTTTATATGACTTCCGAGTTACAGTTTCTTCAAGTCCTGAGGATATCGACAGAAACCAAATGACAGGTAAGATCTACATTAAACCAACAAGATCTCTTGAATTCATCGACATTACATTCTACATTACTCCAACAGGAGCATCGTTTGAGAATATTTAATGTGGTTAAATAACAAAAAAGAAGGGGGACAATAGTTCCCCTTTTTTTATAGTTAATATATTTATTAATATGAATTATAAAAAAGTTGTAAAAGAAATTATTTCTGAGATCATACAAGATCAGAGGACACCTACTATGAAGTATTATGCTTTTGATTGGGATGATAATTTAATGTATATGCCAACAAAGATTTATCTTAAAGATGAAGATGGTAATAGTGTTGGTATGTCAACCGAAGATTTTGCGGAATACAGAAGTGAAATTGGTAAAGAACCTTTTGAATATGAGGGACACACTATAGTTGGTTTTGATGATGATGCTTTTAGAGACTTTAAAGTTACGGGTGATAAAAAGTTTGTTTCCGATGCAATGAAAGCACCTACAGGACCAGCATGGGGTGATTTTGTTGAAGCGGTTAATAATGGTTCTATTTTTGCTATAGTTACCGCAAGAGGTCATACACCAAGTGTTTTAAAGAATGGTGTGTACAATCTTATTAAGAAAAACAAACATGGTTTGAACGAAAAAGAGTTGGTCAAAAATTTAAGAAAGTATAGAGATATTGCCGATGAGGAGGATATGACTGATGACGAACTTTTAAGAACTTACTTAGAGATGTGTAAGTGGCACCCTGTAACTTTTGGTGAAGGTTCTGCTGCGAACCCTGAAGAATTAAAAGTAAGTGCTATGAAACAATTTATAGAATATGTAAGAAATTTATCACAAAGACTTCAAGAAAAGGCATTTATGAAAAACAAAATAAGTAATTATTTTACACCATATATTGGTTTTTCAGATGACGACTTAAAGAATGTAGAAACAATGAAAAAACATTTTGATGAT